GGTATGATGCAGGGCGATCAACTAGATATGCCAAATGTATTAATCGGTAAGAGTGTTAAGGTTAATGGTAAAGACATCTCAATCAAATCACACATGATTGACGAGAGAGATGATATGTTAAAAATCACGCTTGCAATGGCAAGCCTAACAAAGGAGAAGTCAGATGACAAACCCACTCAAGGGTCAGATTGAAGTAACATTAGGTTCTGAAACCTATAAAGCACGATTAACAGTTGATGCAATTATTACGATAGAAACAGCCGTTGGTTGTGGAATTATAAAACTTGCACAAAAAATGGCTGATGCAGACATAAGATTAACTGATTTAATAACAGTATTAGTGCAAGCATTAAGAGGTGGCGGTAATGACTTTAATGAAAAAGATATTAGCAAAATCATACAAGATGTAGGAATCATTGAAGCTACTAGATGTGTAGCTGAATTAATAACAAAATCACTCCAAGCCGATTCAGAGGAAGATGCTACTGAGGGAAAGCAAGTAGAGGGGTAGCTGTAAATGAACTTCCTATTAAAAGATACATGAGCATATGTATTGGCATGATAGGTATGCAACCCTCTGAATTTTGGAATCTATCTATACCTGAAGTCCACTTAGCTATTGATGGATTTATAGAGTTTAACGGTGGTGAAAAAGAAACTCCTATGCAAAAAAACGAACTTAAAGAATTAATGGAGTTATATCCTGACGAATAATGGCTAACACTGTAGATCAATTAATTGTAGAAATTAAAGCTGAAACAGCAGGCTTGAGAAAAGGCTTAGATTCTGTTAATAGAAAATTAGGCACTGCAAACAAAACAGCGAAACAATCTGTAATGACTTTTGGCAACTTAGCAAAAGTTTTTGGTGCTATAGGTGTTGCAAGAATAGGTGGTGCTATTGGCAATACAGCTAGGGAGTTTCAAGATTTAGAAGCAACATTAAAAGCTGTTACAGGTTCAGCAGAATCGGCATCAGACTCTTTTGAACTTATAAAACAATTTACAGCTACTACAACCTTCCAAGTACAAAATGTAGCAACAGCATTTACAACTCTTTTAAATGCAGGTATTGCACCAACTAGCGATACTATGCAAGATTTCGGTAATATTGCAGCCGCTTTTGGCAAAGATATTACACAGATTGCACAAGCTACATTTAATGCAACCACAGGTGAAATGGAAATGCTTAAACAGTTTGGTATAAAAGCTAAACTAGAAGGCGATAAGATCAAAATGATCTTTAGAGAACAAGAAACAGAAATTGACAGAGATAGTAAAGCAATTGTTGGTTATCTTAGAAATATTGCACAAGAAAACTTTGCTACAGCTTTAGAAGATAGAGCAAAAACTGCAAGTGGTGCTATATCTAATCTTAAAGATGCTATAGCTATCACAATGGCAGCAGTTGGTGATGCAGGATTGTTAGAAGTTATGACAAGGGCATCTCTTAAAATGAAACAATTTGCTGAAGATACAAAACCTGCTGCTGAAATGCTTGGTAGAACTTTATTGGTAGCATTTGAAGGTCTTAAAAAAGCTATAAATTTTGTTGTTCAAAATATGGCAATATTTCTTACAGCTTTAAAAATATTTATAAGTTTAAAAATTGCTACCGTTTTGGTTGTTGCAGCACAAGGCTTTCTTACTCTTACTAAATCAATAACAGCAGCAAAGACTGCAATGATGTTGCTAAATGCAGTTAGCAAAAGAAACATAATAATTATGGGTTTAACAGGTCTTGGTTTTCTTGCAGATCAAGTGTTTGATCTTACTGGAAAGCTAGAAGAACTATTAAAACAAGCAGGAAAGACCACAGGGATATTAGATTCTGACAACAATAAAGAAGTAAAAAAATCAATTGATGAGCTTAACGAATCAATATTAAAAACATCAGAAGCTATGGCAGATGATGTATCTCCGTCTTTAGAGAAAACAGCAGAATTTACAGAAGAATTAATGCAAGCAGTAACTAATGCATCTAATACTTTCACCAATGAGTTTGTCAATGGTTTATTAGAGGGTAAAAATGCTCTTGAAAGTTTTAAAAACTTTTCAAGAAATATTGTTTCTCAAATTATATCTATATTCTTGCAACTAGAAGTTGTAAATAGAATTTTAGCTGCAATATTTCCTAACTTTGAGGGTACTGTAGGTACTGGTTTGTTTTCAAGCAGTACACCAACTAACACCCCATCATCTACACCAGTTGGTAGTCCAATAGGTGGTTATGCTAGTGGTGGTTCGGTGCAAGCAAAAAGACCAATTATTGTTGGAGAAAGAGGAGCAGAAATGTTTGTTCCTAATACTGGTGGTACTTTATTAAATAATATGAATACAAAAAATGCTATGGGTGGCAGTCCTATCATAGTAAATCAATCTGTTAATTTTGCTACTGGTGTAGTACCAACCGTTAGAGCAGAAGTAGTAAAAATGATGCCACAGATAGCAGAGGTAACAAAAGGTGCTGTAGCTGAAGCTGCAATGCGAGGTGGTAACTATAGGAGAATGTTGCAAGGTGGCTAAATTAATATCAATGCCTGCAAGTCCAAACTTTGTTACAAGTAATTGGTCGCTTGTTAGAACAGTAGGTACAACAGTAAGTCCGTTTACTGGTAAGACAAAGACACAAGAGTTTGATGGTGTCTATTGGACAGCAGAAGTTTCTTTGCCACCAATGCGAAGATCACAAGCCGTTGAATGGCAGTCTTTTCTTTTGGAACTTAACGGAACTGTAAATCACTTTAAATTTGCTGACCCTGATGCACTAACAAACACAGGAACATATAGCACAGGACATTTAACATCTGAATTAAGAACAAACATCAGTTCAGTAACGCTATCTTTTAGTGGCTCAACAATAACAGCAGGTGCTTCTACTTTTGGAAGTGCAAAGGTGGGTGATTTTATAGTTGTAACAGGGGCAACAAATGAAGATAACAACGGTACTCATAAAATAACAACAGTAACAAGTGCAACAGTCGTTGTAACATCTAGCACATTTACAACTGAATCTAACACAGCAAGTTGCAAGGTTAGAACCAATGTCAAGGGTGCAACTGGATTATCACTTCTCGCTTCCACAAACGCTGCTAGTGGCACGATTAAGAAAGGAGACTACTTACAGATACAATCGGCTGCAAACACCACATCAACGCCTACACAGATAGTAATGGTTACGGAAGATGCAACTGCTACGGCAGACGGTGCAAAAGATTTTTATGGTGTAGCCATACAACCTAAATTAAGATCAGATTTAGCAACAGGACATTACGCAGTATTCACAAACCCAAAGGGGACATTTAGGCTCATATCTAATGAGGTAAGTTGGTCAGCAGACCGAATATCTAACTACGGCATTAGTTTTTCTTGTATTGAGGTAATTTAATGGCAACTAGGCAGGGTTTAGATAGTTCTATCGTAAATCGTCTAGGTGCAGACGAACAAGCATTATTTTTTGCAGTTAAAGCTGAATTTGATACAGATGATATAAGGGTATGGTCAGGCATAGATGACTTAACAATTAGTTCACAAACATACACTGGTGCAGGCACATTATTATCAATAAGCAATACTGAAGATAACCTAGAATTAAAATCTAATGGTATTGTTGTTTCACTTTCAGGTATGGATGAAACCATTGTTAATTATGCCTTAACAGAAAACTATCAAAACAGACCTATTACTATTTTTATGGGATATGTCATGGGTGGCACGAATGAGGTAGCAGGAACGCTTACTTTGTTCAAAGGTAGAATGACAAGCCTTGTTATTAACGATACGCCTGAAGGCAGCACAGTAACGATAGATGCAGAAAATAGATTAGTAGACCTAGACAGACCATCTAACCTTAGATACACAAAAGAATCGCAAAACTTTTTGCATTCAGGCGATACAGGTTTCAACCGTGTTGCATCTTTGCAAGACAAACAAATTAATTGGGGCAAAACATCAGATACAGCAGGCAAGGGTAGTGGTGGTGGCGCACCTGCAGACTCAGATAAATATAGAAATTTTGAGAAATGAAGAAATTACCAAATTGGGAACCCATGTTTCATGACTTTGTAAAAAATAATAACTTTCCTTTTGAGTGGGGAAAGAATGATTGCTGTAA